TCATTGAGACCGTTGGCTTTCGTGGCCTATCAAGGACTGAATGGAGCCGCCTTTGAAGAGGAAGAGATCATTGTCGCGGGGGGTCGGCTTGGTCTGCGGCTGGATCGCCTGGGGCATGCATAAGACCCTGATCGGACGATGGAGGAAGCCGTAGCTGCCAGGCCGCGAGGGGATTGAGGCGAACGGTACGCCAGCGTCCCCGGGGATGCTTTGAACATAATATACAGAATGGGTCAGTAGACCCTCGCTAACCGCCTGATTTTTGGCGGTTTTTGCGTTTCCGATGCTGGGCAACGACAGCGCCACCAGCGCGACGACCGCAGCCGCCGCGCTCAGCCTGTCCAGCATGAGACGCCACAAAGCACGCTCGGTCGCAGTCTGCGCACGTTCCGCGTGGAGCATGGCAATCCACGTGGGGCCATCGAGCTTTGCCAGGGCACACATCTGCGCAATTCGCTCATCCGGGATCGGATGGCGCCCATGTCGCCACGAACTGACCATCGCTCGCGTAAGCCCGATCTTCTGCGCCAAAACGTTGTCCGACGGGAAGTTGCAAGCGGCCTTCACTTTGTCAAGCAGATCGTTGGCGGTATCCATGGTTAGCAATCCTTGACAGGGGTGTATAGCGGGACTATACATGCCCCCGTGTTTGGCGTGGCTAAACACCCCGCCACCGGCACCCCAAGGCCGCTGGCGGGTTGCCTTGGGGCTTGGGGCAGGGGACAGGGATGATCGATCCGCTCATTACCTTCGCGCTGCTGGGGGCCATCGTGGTCTTCTCCATCGGCTGCGCAAAGCTCGTTTCGTGGCTGCTCGACCGGCGTGATTACACCGCCTCGCAGCAGTCCCGCGAAGCCGTCTTCGTAGCCCAGGCACGCGCCGAACTGGCAGCAACCGGCTGGACCCTCGATCACGAAACCCTCTATCAGGCCGAAATCGCCGCCACCAAGCGCGGTGATCTTCTGGCCGCTGCTCGCTACGCCGAAGAGCAGGAGCGCGCCGCATGAGCAGGTATCCCTCCTTCGCCGAGCTGGCTGAGATCGATATGGGCCTCACGGCGTGCGCTGTGTTTGTCGCGCTCGTTCTCGGTGTGGCTGTGGTCTCCATCGTCATCGAACAGGCATGGCTGGGGCTTCGTCGCCTGTGGAATCTCCGGAAGGATCGCTCCAATGGCCGGTGATCGCGCGGTGCTGGCCGAGTCGGGACTCCCCTCGTCTAACAGGGGAGTCAGTGAATTCAGGAACGCCGATGGAACCCTGACGGTCGGCATTGACTGGTTCTCCGCTTCCATCGACCTGCGCGCAGCGCTGGACGAACTTGCGTTCCGCGACGGCGACAGCTTCGAAGAGGTCCGCCAGTGGATCGAGTTCTCCCCGGACAACGCCCGCATCGCGGCACTGCAAGTGTTCTGCTGGTTCTTCGCCGGGCTGGGCCTTGAACTGGATGAAGCGGCGGGCGGCGGTCGCTTCTACACGTGGCGAATCAAGATCCTCGACGCGGCCAAGAAGTTCGTCGGCATGATCGAACTGGGTGGCGAAGATTGCCGCCGCGCCGATGGCACGTATACCGCTCGCATCGAGCTAACCGGTGATGGATGCAAGGCGATAGGCGCAGCGCGCTGCGGCCATGCGCAGCGGTGGCTGGAGCTTCGAGCGAAGCTCGAAAGCTGCGCCGGAAGAATTACCCGTGTGGATGTGTGCGCCGACGACCTGGTGGGCGACTACCCGTTGCGTATGGCGCAGAAGTGGTACGCCAATGGCGACTTCGACAACCGTGGTCAGCGCCCGAAAGCGCAGCTGGTGGACGACTACGACAGCGGTGACGGCAAGACGTTCTATGTCGGCGGCAAGAAGTCAGAAAAGCAGCTGCGCGTCTACGAGAAGGGGAGGGAACAGGGCGACAAGAGTTCGCCGTGGGTGCGCTATGAGGCGCAATTCCGCAACTCCAACCGCAAGGAACTGCCGCTCGACATTCTGCGTGATCCGGCGTCCTACCTGCTGGGCGCCTATCCGGTGCTGTCCTTTCTGCGCTGTGTTGCCACGCGCATCGAAATCACGAAAGCCGCCGTTGAAGCGACATGGAAGAGCGTCCGCCGCCACATCCGCCGCCAGTACGGCGCAGCCCTCAATTTCATCGCCAAGAACTGCCCTGACGATCAGGCATTGCGGGCGGTAATCGAATCCTGCACTTCGCCATCGCTGCCGAAGTGGGTCACAGGTGAAACAGCAGCGCACTGGCCCGAAATCGCGGCCGTACAGCCAACCTCAAAGGGGTAACAGCACATGAGCATCAAGGTCACCGTACTCAAGAACGAAATCGACGAACGCGGCGGCAGCTTCAAGAACGACGCTGGCGAGAACGTCGAATACACCACCCGCAAGCAGAAGGCCAAGCTTGAAACCGGTGGTTTTGCGTACCCGTTCGATGTGCGCCTGGACAGAGGTCAGCCGGGGTACCCCGAAGGCGAGTACGAGCTCGATGTTGAGTCCATGTTGCAGGTCAACAAGGGCGTCGCCTCGCTGAGCAAGTTCACCGTTCTGCGCATGGTGCCCAAGGCCCCGCCCCGCGCTCCGACCCCGTAACCCATCAAGCCGTGGCCGTGCCTATGGCGCGGACACGGCGAAGGAGTCTCCATGGAAGAAACAGTTCTCACGCTGTACTGCAAACAGGCTGATTTTGACGCCTCAACCGGCCAGTGTGCGCACCCCTTCTATGGCCCTGCGCCGATGCTTCTTCCGCCCATCGACGTAGCGGACGGCCTCTCAATCTCGGTAGCTATCGCCGGGATGTGGGGTGTGGGCTACATGATCCGGCAGGCACGCCGGGTTTCTGGCGGTTAATCCAACACAGAGAGCTACGCATGAACATCAAGAACGTTCGCAACAAGCTGGCCGCCGTTTCCGCAATCGGCATGACAGCACTGGCATCGGCCCCAGCATTCGCTGGTGAGCTCGCAAGCGCCGCAACCGATGGCATGGATAAGGGCGAGCTGGTTCTCATCGGCGTCGCCGTGCTGTCGCTTTGCGGCGTCGTTGCCCTGATTCGCGCGGGCCGTCGCGCTTCTTCGGGCTGATCGAAATGATGGGGCAGGGGCGGGGAGACCCGCCCCTTTTCATTTAAGGGGAACGAACATGGCATACGCGGGCTATTTCGTGATGATTGGTTTCTTGGGGGCGCTATGGCTCGCACTGGATGGCTGAGCATTCTTCTGACGCTGATTTTTGCCCTTTCTGCGACTGAGGCGAGGGCGGCGAACGCGGGCGATGTGGGGACTGCAATGCAGAACTGCCGCAACAGCGTGTCGTGGGATGCCTTGAATTCGGCAAGGAAATGCGTAGACATTGGCAAGATCTTTGACGGCTCTTGTGCGGTCGGTCTTGCTGCCAAAGGTAGCGCCGGCTACCTCGCTTTCTTCAGCTACCCATGCGACAAGAAGTGCGAGAGTCGCAAGGACTACAACGGTCCCTATCCGAACGGTCAGTTCAAGCCCACAAGTGGCTCTCTGTCGTGTGACCTGGGCTGCGAAGTCATGTGGACCCACAACGCAGATGGCACAGTAAACGGCTCGACAGCGCTCAATAAGCCGTGCACCGGCGAAGACTACGACAACGACGACAAGTGCAATGCGGCCGTCCCCGGTGGCGGCTACCACTACAACGCGCAAGTGGGCGTCTGCGAGCCATCTGAGCCGAAATGTCCGGGTGGAACGCCGCCTAACTCGTTGGGCCAGTGCGCGCCCGAGCCTTGTCCCAATGGGATGCTTATGCAAGCCGATGGCACGTGCAAGAAGAAGCAGAACGAATGCCCAGCTGGCCTTGTCCGGTCTCCTGATGGTCGTTGCCTTCCGGGCGAGGGCCAGTGCGGTCAGGGCGAAGCGCGCGGCGCAGACGGGACGTGCAAGCGCGACAAGGACGGCGACGGCAAGCCTGATGGTGAGGGCGAAGACGGTGAGGGCGGTGAAGGTGGAGAGAGCGGGGAGGGTGGCACCGGTAAGAACGACTTCTTCGCTGGCGGCGACACCTGTAACGCGCCGCCATCGTGTAGCGGGTCCCCGATCCTCTGCGGACAGGCCCGGATTCAATGGCGCATCGACTGCAACACGCGTAAGAACCGAAACATCGCCGGTGGAGCTTGCACCACGCCGCCTATCTGCACCGGTGACAAGTGCGATGCCCTGGAGTACTCGCAGCTTCTGATGCAGTGGCGCACTGCATGTTCTCTAGAAAAGCTCGCGGGAAAGTCGCCGGGCGAGGGCAATGGCGCGCAGCCGGAGTGGACGAAGGTAGGCGGCATGTCTACGGATCCGGGCGCAGGGGCGTCACCGGATGACACTAAAGTCTTGACCACCAAGCAAATCAGCGTCGGCGATCTGGATCAATCTGGCATCGGCGGTGGTGGTTCCTGCATCGGCTTTGCATCGGGCGGTTCGTCGGGTGCGGCGTCGGGCTTCCTCGATGTGATGGCATCGCCGCCCGCTTACTTCTGCAACTACATCGCGGCGATTAAGGCGCTGATCATCCTTACCGCATCTGTTGCAGCTTGCTTCATTCTTAGCCGAGGGGGTGCGTAATGCCTCAGATCATTGCAGCGCTTGTAGCCTTCCTGCTTAGCGCCCTGCGCCAGTACTTGCCCGGCATCATCGGGCGTGTCTTGCTTGCCTTCGGTATCGGCCTTGTCACTCATGAGGTGGCGATGCCAGCTCTGCGTGCATTCGTTGAATCGAAGTTCGGTGCCTTGCCTGCGGTCATGAAGGCGTATTGGGGCGCAACCGGCTTCGGTGTAGCCGTTACGATCATCCTGAGCGCATGGGTCGCCGGGCGCGCTCAGAAGGCCATACTTTCCAAGATCGGGAGCAAGTAATGGCGCTCTACCTCGTTACCGGCCAGCCCGGCCACGGCAAAACGGCCTATGCCCTGGACAAGGCGTTCAAGTTCCAAAAAGAGGGAAGGGCGATCTACGCGCACGGCGTCAAGGATCTTGATTACAGTAAGGCGGGCTGGACGTACCTCGATGATCCAAAGCAATGGGAGACGCTTCCCGATGGCGCGGTGATCCTGCTCGATGAGTGCTACACCGTCTTCCCGAACCGCAACCCCGGTGCGGCGGTGCCGCCGCACATTCAAGCGATGGCAACCCATCGTCATCGCGGCTTCGATTTCATCATGGTGGCTCAGCAGGGCTTGCAGCTGGATCCATTTCTGCGCGGCCTATATGAAGAGCATGTGCATGTTCGGCAGACCTCGGTAATCAGGTCTAAGACCAAGCTCAAACGCTGGAATCAGTACCAATCGAACGTGCAGGCGGCGTGCAATGATCAAGTCGACTGGGTAAGGCCGAAGTACGTATTTGACTACTACACCAGCACCACGCTGGTGACGACAAAGCGGCAGATCCCCATGTGGATTCGCTGGATCGCGCTCGGCGTCGTCGTGTTGATTGTCCTGCTGCTCACCCTTCGCTGGTACTTTTCATCCAAGATCGCGAGTTATGACGCGGAACGTCCCGCAGCAGCGTCTCCACTGAATGGCGGTGGCCCCGTGTCCGCACCCAGCGCAGCGGGCGCGGGCGCGGGGGCAGCGGTCACATACACCACGACCGCCGAATACGCCAAAGCGCATCTGCCGCGCATCGGCACAATGCCCTGGACTGCACCGATCTATGACCAGCGAGGTGTAACGACCGATCCTCAGCTGTACTGCATATCGAGCCTTGAAGGGCTGGATGGCGAAGGCAAGCACACAGAAGCGTCCTGCACGTGCTTGACCGAGCAGGGCACCCGCTACGATCTGAGTCAGCCCGAGTGCCGCACGCTGGCGCGCAATGGCGCGCCTTACAACCCGTATAAGTCGCAGCAGGTTGCGCCCATGCCGGCACCTGTGATTCAGCCGGTCGCTGCGATGCCTGCGCCTGCGGTTGCCGGGAACGTGATCAGCCGCGGCGAACGTGCGATCGGCACATTCCCCGAGTCACCAAAGTTCGCGACGGATACGTTCCTCACGTCGCCAACTCAGCCCAGCAGGCTGTGATTACCGTGACGCATCACGGGCGCAGTGGTGGCCGGGCACGTTCTCCCAGCCACCGGGGATTCGACGGAACAGCACGCCATCTATGCAGCGCTCATCGGAACTGGGGCGTTCTGCCGCTCTGAGGCGGCGCTCCCTGATTGATTCGATAGCCGCATCTCTGCCGGCTCGATCTTGCGGCGTTTGAACGGGGCGTGCGCTCTCGGCTGGAGCCGCGTCGTCCACTGGCGCTACGGGCTGATTGAAGCGGGCATCCCATGCGGCCCCGGTCTTCAAATGCAGCCAGATCCCGGCGGCAGCCATGCTGGCCAGGGCAACAGCCCACAGGCCCAGCCACGGGAATTCCCAGCGCTTGCGTGGGATCGGTGCAAGGTAATCCGGTCGTTCGCGTTCCATACGTCCCCCCAAGGCGTCCTGCGCGCATTCTAGCCGGGGTGTAGGGGCAGCGCCCCTACGGAAGCGCCTTACACGCGCTGGCGAGGCATCGGCCCCGGCACCGGCAGGACACCCGCCACAGGATCGGCGTCAGGGCCAGCCAACATCCCGGAAGACCGCTTTGCGCGATGGTGGGCAACCTCGGCCAGGTCAACGATGGTCGCACGCCCGAATGGCCGTTTCTGGCCGCCTCGGGCAATCTCCATCATCCGACGCCATTCCTGCGCCTGTGCTGCCAACAGAGAGAGCCACGCCAGATCCTGCGGCTCCAGCTCACGGCCTTCGGGGGTGACCAGTCGGCCAGCCTTAAACGAAAAACCGGCCCAAGGGCCGGTTAGGTTGCGATCACGCACAATCAGGCTCCATGCCACAGCAGGGCCGAGGGTCGAGGCAAGATGCGTGCCAGCCACGCCCGGATGCGCGTAACATAATATACATTATGCGAAATGTTGTATCGGGCGTGATCCGGTTCGTCGGCTCGATCTGGCAATGGCTGCGGCTCTGGCTTGGCTCTTGCCTCCCTGTTGGCTCCCCCGACAAGGATGAGATCGCAGCATGAGCAAGATGGATCCCAATGATCGCATTGACCTAACCGGCCCTTGGGCCGGTTTCGGATTCCAAGGTGGACACATGTTCACCCCCGAAGGTCATCAGCTTGAGCCATGCGACATGGCCTGGTGGTCCCTGACCTGCAACATTGCGCGCGAATGGCGGCTGATGATGGCTGAGGCGTCTCCCCGAGCTGCAGCTGCCCGGAAGGCGTCAACTACGGCGAAATCTAGTGTCATCTACCTAGCCGAAGCCCTCAGAATTCGCCGAGAACGGCAGTTCGGCGTGGGCGCGCTCGGTTCCGACGCCGGGGCATCCAATGTTGTCTACATGAGCCGTGGGCCGAGGCCTCGTCAGCGCGTGTGAGGCGCTTCCGTAGGGGCGCCGCCCCTACACCCCGGCTTATTGCTCGCGGCAGCGCAGCCATTCGCCCTTGGCATTTCGCAACTGTTCCCAGCCGTTGCTGAGGCGCCGCATCGCGGTTCCGCCCATGCAAGCCGCGCCAAGACGCTTGGCGTCCGCGCTGCCGTAGGCCGGTAGGCGGACAATTTCGCCCGATGGCCTCGGTATCCCTTGACGGTGCGCTTCGTTCTGGATGAGCGATCGTTCAATTTCCGCGCAGTAAAGTCGGATGCGTGGATCAAGATGTTGCTGGCATTTCAGGGGCTCGGCGCCGAGGTTATGTGTCTTCGGCGCGCCAGATGCCGCCCTGGGGGGCGTCGGCGGCCCAACCGCTGAACGCAACGCCCCCGCCTCGAGGGCGTGAGGAAGTGCAAGCAGCAGTGCGAGAATTCCGATTCGGATATCCATATCGGCCTCATAGGCTTCAGCGCATTCTACCTCCCAGGCCATCAAAGCTGGGGCACCGGACCAAGTTACTCCCACCCTGCCCCGTATACATCAATCCGCCATCGCCGCAGGTGTTCGCATGAATCGTGACTTTGCTGCAAACCTTGTTTCATATCTTGAATTGTCATCAGCGTGGCTGATTGACACCATGCGCGCGCATGACATGGCAGTCGCCACAGCAAGAATCGTAGAAAGCCAGCGTTTCACATCCCTTTCCCATCCGGTCAAAGTCGAGGACGGCCCCATTTTGACTACGGCTGTTGAAGGGGGCGAACTGTCCATACCTGCATATCTATACACGGGCAACGAGTTCGCGCGGGCCATTGAGCTAGTCACTGGACAACCCATCTCAGAGAATGAGGGTCTGCGCCTTCCGGGCGTTGGAACCGGTCCCCGGAGAATCGAGGCCATCATTGCTAGATCCGGAATACTTTCGCAGTTTGAGCTGTGGAAGAAGTTCGCAAAGCCTAGGCGCTATCCAACTGATGGCGCCGCCGCAAAATCACACGAAAAGCTTGGCCGGTTCTACTCCAATGACGAACGCGAAATGCTTGAGGAAGTGGTGAAAGATCGGAATCGAATGACGCACGAACCAAACCATCTCGATGACCCGACAGTGCGCGACTTAGTTGATTACACCAATAAGCTCCATCACCTCGCCAAGTACGTAGACAAGCTTCACTCCTCAGGCGTCACTGCGACCTGGCATCCTACTGCCTCACAGGCCTGCAGCGCCAAGGACGCATAGCTAGAAGCTGGCCGGATAAGGCGGCGTCTCTGGGAACGTGCCCAAGGGGCGCTTCCCAACTGCAATTAGGGTGCTCCCGTTCGCCGCGGCGGTGGTCGGCTGTGTCTCGCTCGCGCTCGTCACAGGCGACCCCGCCGCAGCCTTTATGCGCGCGGTCGTAGCATCGGACTGCTCGCCAAACGGGTCCACGGGCCAAGTCGTGGCGATGATCTCGTGCCCCTTAGCGCTCAGCAGTACGCCAAATTCGGTGCGCTTAACCGACCAACCCAGCGCCCACAGCTGTTCAGTGGTGAATCGATCAAGCACCTGACCACCGCCCGTAGCTCGAAACTCCACAATGTCGCGCTGCCCATACCAGCCGGCATGCCGCGCCCTGGCATTGGCAGTCATGTCCAGCACGTACTGCACGCCCGCTGGAAGGCGCTCTTTCTCCTTCGCAGGTTCAGCCACCTTTGTCACCACCGTTGCAGGCTGAGAGCCGGGGGCGTGCGCAATGGCTGGAATCGCGGCCTTCTGCGTGGCAACAACGCCTTTGATCTTGTCCGTTCCCCCCGTGGTGCCATCCGCGATAAAGAACCGCCCCAGCATCACGACGCCGACAATCAGCGCGAGCGCCATAAGGATTGCCGGACCGCGCAAGGTCTTCCACAGAGTGCGCGTATTCCCCTTGTAGACCTCATTGGACTCAATGCCCGGCTGCACGCCGTGGTAGAGCTCCCAAATGGCCGGATCGTACTTGCGGACCTCTGTGCCCACCGTTTCATATTTGCCGGTGCCAGTGGCCGCATAGAACCGCACCGAATACCGCTGATCGGACCCCAGCGCGTCGAGCTTGGTATACGTGTTCTTCTTCGCCATGCGGCGGATGATCAGGCGGTGCAGGTCTTTGCAGTCCTGCGAAATGATCACCATGTCCAAGCTGATATGGGCGTGCTTGGCGAAGAAGTTTGCTGCGCGCTCGGGCAGATTGGCACGATTGGTCGGCCAGTACTCGTGCGCCTCATCGATCACGATCAGTGCGTGCTTCTCGATATGCGGGAGCGAAATGGCGCCATCGTTGTCGGTGTCGCATACGCACCAGTCAACCACTTCCTTGTCGCCCATCACGTGCACCAGCTCGCGCACCTCTTCTTCAGGCATGCCCAGGTGCGCGGCGATCTTGTCCAGGCTCTCCCCTACCCCGTTTAGGCGCACGTAGACATAGCGCTTATCGCGCAATGCAGGAAGAATGTGATGCAGACCCGAACCGGCGTGCCCCCGGCAGTGGACACCGCCCCCTGTGCGCTGATGACCCGGATGCCAGTACCGGCCTCACTCCCTGCGGTCGCAATGCCGATGCCAGCGTCCGGTTTGTCCAGGCGGTAGAGCGTCGGGTCTTCCTCCCGTCGCGGCGCTTGGCGCGGCCATGGCGTAGCGACCAGCTTGTAATGGAGGTCCAGCCTCTTGAAGTTCTCTTCCTTAAAGGCGGAGAGCGGGACCACAATGGTCAGGTAGTCAATGATTGCGTCCTGCTGACCCTTTTGGCCCGTGTTACTCCCCGGGCTACTCTCCGCCGCCGCCCGCTGCCCCTTTTTACCGGGCGAAAGCGGGAAAAAGCCCCCTGCGCCGCCCTCGTCGGCCATCCGGAAGCGAGCGCGATCAACGGCCGCTGGCGAGCCTCCTCGCAAGCTTCCATAGGCGACGAAGCGCCAGCCATGCCTGCTCGATCACGATGGAGACGATTGCCCCGCCGAGGACGAGCGCGATAAGCACAGCGCACGCAGTGACGCCCATATCGAACTCCGCCATCTCGGCGAACGAGGGGGAATCTGCTCGTGCCGCACGCCCCCTCTGGCACTGGTAGGAAACTTTGCCCTGAGCGGTCCAGCCCGTCGCGGCCAGTTCGGCGTGTGCGTGGGCGACGATGGCCGCTTCCTTGGGGCGCTGGACGGCAGCACGATCACGCCGGTCCAGCATCCACGACACGATGCGAGCGGAACCGATGGAGACGGCCGTAATAGTCCCAAGTAACGCAAGCGCAAGGACGGGTTCAGTCAT